GCACCTACTTGTGAGGCGGTCACATTATGGGGGTTAGTAGTAGCTGCTCTGTGAGTAGCATTGGTAGTATTGGTAGTCGCCTGTGAGGCGTTAACAGCTGCTTGTAGATTGCTAATAGGTTTGGCTAAGTCGGATGTGTTATTAACGTTGCCTAGTCCTACTTGCGTAGGCGTGACCGCATGAGGGTTATTAGTAGACGCCTTATGACTATTCAAGCCAAGGTTAATCGCTGCCTGGGCAGTACTAACGGGCTTATTCAAGTCGGAGGTGTTATCGACACTGCCTAACCCTACATCGGCTGCCGTAGGCATTTGCACTAACTTACTGTTTACATCTAAAGAGGCTACGCCTCCAGCAGCAGCTTTTTCAGCTGTGGGGATAGCGCCTACCTGAACAGCCGTTGTACTGTGGGGGTTAGTGGAACTAGCTACATGCGCCTGAAGATTTGCATTGGCAGGCTCCGCTCCTACCTGAGCAGCGCTAACAGCATGAGGGTTAGTAGCACTGGCTGCATGAGCGTAGAGGATCGAGTTAGTACTAGCCTGCGCTGTATTAACAGCCCCCTGAGCAGTACTGATAGGCTTAGTCAAATCTGCAGTATTATCTACATTGCCTAAGCCTACATCCGCCTTCACCAGCATGACTGCGCCAGCCTTGCCAGCTACGGAACTAACTAATGCAGGAGGAACAGGGGACAGCACCAAGGACTCTACACCTGAGCTGTCCTGCTGATACCAGTTACCGTCAGCTTTAGGGTATAAGGATAAGAAGCCTACAGGCGGAGCCATTGGGGTAGGCGTATTAAGGGCTAATTGGAACTCACTCATGTAATAACCACCTGTCCAGAAATTCTTAATATTGAAGCGGAGTCTAGTATGACTCTACCAGCTACTAGGTACTGGTAATAAGGGGGTATAACCCTCGTTAAGGCATGGAAGTCATAAGGGATACCCACATCTACTGTAGAGCCGTTAGCGTTAGTGCCTGGAATACCTTGTATGCCCTGTGCGCCTTGTGCTCCTGTAAGACCTGTAAGACCTGTAAGACCTATAGGGCCTTGTGCGCCCTTAGGTCCTGGGGGTCCTATAGGTCCTTGTATACCCTGAGCACCCTGCGTACCTGTACCTGTACCTGTACCTGTACCTGTACCCTTGGAGCTGTTAAATGCCTTAGTATTGCCTAACATTACACTACACCATCACATCGGATACGGAATAATCCATAAGCTGCTGGATGCGGAGCTTAACGCCAGCCTCTAAGCCGTTAGCACTCTGTACATCGCCTGTAACCCTTAACACCTTAGCACTTAGCAAGTCAATTAAGATGTCTTGGTAGTCTTGCACTACCCAGTTGGTATCAGTATCTAAGGATAATGCAGCGGGATGAGCATAATAGCCGAACTGGAGTAAGGGCACTTGATGCCCTTGTTGTAGGTTGACTAAGATGTTGTTACCGCTGCGGTAGTAGCAGTTAACTACAGGCACACCATTACGAAATGCCTTCTGCGGAGTAATGCGGGTTAGTAACGCATTGTATAAACTAGGTCGAATATAAGCGACCTCTCTTAAGTCTGCGGGTGCAGGTATAGAATGCACTAATAGTGCAGGGTCTACGGTCTGAGGCGCATCAACTAGACTTAAGGGATTGTCCCTAATACCAGCAAGCATACGCACTAGGGAATCTATCGCTGCACGCATATAGACTTCCTTATCAGGGCGACCTGTAATGTCGATTACGTTAGTGATAATATCCCCTAGTGCCATGACTTAACCTTCCTTAAATGTGACTACTCCGCAATGCTTAGCGAAGGACTTCAAGTACTTAATCTCATCCTTGTCTGATGTAACATAAGGCAATGAGACTTCGTTACCATCGGGTAACGGGGTGTTGACTGGGATATGCTCATACATACGCTCAAAGATTACCTCACCAGCCTTCAGGGCTACCTCTTGGAGCTCAGGAGCTTCATCAACCTTACCCTCCTGCATGTCACCTAGCATATCCATTACGGATTTCTTACCTGTCATAATAAACTCCTTAATAAAAAGATGGGTGTAGCCCCTTAGGGGGGCTACACCCTAGATTATGCCTTACGCACCAGCTGTAAAGCCTGTAATAATGCCACAAGTGGCAGGGTTAATGCACTCGCAAGCAAATTCGGATGTTAAGCTTCCGCCTACGCTATCCTGACCTTGCAACACAGCCTTACCACCAACACCATACTCTTCAACCTTAGCATCACGACCTTCCATGTAAGCTAGGCGAATAGCAGGCAAGTCAACTACGACCATAGTACTAGCCAAGTTAGGCATGTCATTAAACATAGGATGCTCAATTAAGCGAATAGTGCCCTTGTAGAACTTCAAGGTGTTAAACTGCAAGCCAAAGGTAGTTTCTTGTGAGGTGATTTCAACTACACCGTTCAAGCGACCAATGTCATTCAAGACACGCATAGCAGTAGAGCCTACGAAGGCTACACGCTGACGAGCATTACCCATATCAGAGTTAACAGCGAACATGCTTTCTAGCATAGCTACCAGTTGAGTATAGTTGGTAGTTGCGCCAGCTAACTTAACATTATTAGGTGCATATTGATGAACCGCATCAATGATACCTTGAGTGGTATGCTCAGGCTGTACGCCAGCTGTAATCATTTGAGGCTGCCCAAAGAACAGCGCAGATTCCATATCCGCCGCGTGCATTAGAGCCATATCCTTACGGGACTCTGTCACATTACCATAACCAGCTTCCACCAATGATGCACGAGCGGTATCAGTTACAGCCCAAGCATTACGGAAGATTTGTGTGTAGTTAGGTACATAGGAGGTAGTGATAGCGCGTGCTACAGGGCGGTTAGAACCTTCTGCATGTGCATTACCAACGCCAGACATAATATCCGCTGCACCGATAGCGCCAGCTGCGATACGACCATAAGCACGCACTACAGTGACAGTTGTAGCCGTAGGTACTGTGAGGATTTTGATAAGCTCACGAGTAGCTGGGACTTCAAAAATCATACCAGGAACTAAGCCTGCGGTGGCTGCAGTACCTGCAGGTGAGCCAGCCTTAGGAGCCACGGTTAATGTGGCAGCCGCAGCAGCGGCAGCTACACCCATAGTTAAGGTAGGGTAGTTGAAAGTCTTAGTGAAGTAACCATGCGTAGCAGATACAGCACGACCCTTTTTAGTTTGGGCTGTAAGCGCAAACAAGGGAGCTGAACCGCCTGCGTATAAGCGCAGGATTGCATGGTTGAAAGAGCGCATGTTGAGTTGCGCTGGGTTAAAGGTGGCGTTGAACACGCCTGTTACTGGTGGCATAATATGCTCCTATTAGCCTTCGCTTAGCAGCTTGCTAAAGTCTACCGATTCAGGTAGCTCTTGCTTAGCAGGTTCAGCCGAAGTACCGTTAAGTTGCTTACCTAGCTCGCTTAAGTAAGTATTCGTTTGAGTGGCAATCCAAGCGTTATCAGCTGTAGGGAATTTAGCCCGTAGTTGACCAGCTACACGGTCAAGTTCAGCTTTAATCACTGGGTTGTTGGCGTTAGGCAAGCTCGATAGGGCTTGTGAGGTGATAGTCTTATCAACGCTAGCTTGTACTTGAGGCTTAAAAGACTCGAAGCGTTTGTCTAGGTGGTCATTGATTAAGGCTGCATTATGCTGCATGGAGGTTTTGTAAGCATTAGCTCCGACTTGTTGAATGGCGGCTAAGATAGCCTTAGGGTCGCCACTGTTCAAGCCCTGCTGTACTTCTGGGGATAATCCTGAGGTAAAGTCTAAGCTAGGAACTACTTTTGATAATAGTTCATCAGTTACTTCCAAGCGTGGAGTTACTCCTTCTGGGGTGGGGGTAGTCTGATACAAATCCTTGAAAGCGTCAAGGGGATTTGCAGCGGATTTGCCAGAGTCAGGGTTAGTAGGGTCGGCTACGCCTGAAGCCGCAGGGTCTGCACCGTCAATCTTATTAGTCTGTACCTGCTCAGGAGTGACTGCTCCTGGAGGTTGGGCTTGTGGAGCTGCCCCTTGGGCTTGTGAGGGTTGTCCTGCATCAGGTGCAGGCGGGGTGGGGCTAAATAGCTTAGAAAACATAATCTACTCCTTTGTTGTATCCCGTGGGATAAGTACATTAGACGCTAGTAAAGAGTCTAAAATTTGTGACTGCCCTGCTAAGTACGCGTTGTTATAGCGTATATCATCTTCGGTGGCAGTGTGAGGTGGTAAGCATTTCAAGCTTAGTACATCATGCTTTAGGCGTTGAAAGTAAGCTTGGATTAGTTCATTGCCTAGTGCATGGTTGATTAGTTTAGCTTCCTCAGGGTTGAATACCCAAGGTAAAGCTTTAATGGTTGAATCTAGTTTCATTACTACTCCTAATTCCGACAATTCCTTGAACGCAGAGCTAGCCTTGTCCCCTGCCTGCGACCGTCAAGTACCCGCTCCCGCAAGTCGCGCTTACGCGCTTCCCTGCTCCCGCTAGGGTACATTGACTGGTCTGGGCTGGGTGACGGGCTTCGCCCTGCTCCAAGGAATAATCTACATATACGCCAAAACTGTACAGGCGCTTTTTTCTGCTAGCCTTGCGGTGCTTGCGCCCCTTGTCCGCCAGCTTGCTGCAATGACGCAGGGTCAATGCCAGCCTGCTGAAGCATATCGCTAAGGAATGGCATAGCAGCCGCCATGATAGCTTCCTTAGACTGAGGGTCTAACTGGTATTGTGCGATGTTCTTAACGCCCATTAGAGACATCAAGTGGGAGAATAGGTCAGGCATATTGTAGCCTGCGTTGATTTGAGGGTTTTGCTGCAGGACTTGGAAGGCTAGTTGCAGTTGTTGAGTGTCTGCCATCTTAGATTTGGGGGTGAAGCCATCAGCTACATGGAACTCTAGGACGGTGTCAAGGAACTCGCCAGGTTTAGCCGTGTGCAGTTCGCCCGTGTTGAAGGATAGTGCTGTAATCTCTTCCTTGTGGGAGATAATGTTGAGCTTGATGGTATCCTTTAGGGGCATAAGGATTTGCATTTCCATCATTAAGGCTATCATGCGACTGCGTAAGCCTGCGCTATTGTCGATTTGCTGGAACTCGCCTAGGGTACGGTTACCTTTTACAGTCTGCCCTTGACGGAAAGGGTTAATGCCGAATAGCATATTAGACATTTGGATAGTTTGTTGGAGGTCTTGCATTGCACCCGTAGTGCTAGTGTCTTGGAATGGGATAGGCTTATAGGCATCTGATAGCGTTTTGCCCATGGTTAGATTGCGTACTGGGATTTTAGCTGCGGGAGTGGGACTGTTAACATCTTCTGGGTCGATTAGATTAGCATCGTATAAGCCACGGTCGTTAATGCTTCGCTTAGCACTGTTAATGCGGATGTTGTACATATCACTAGCCGCTTGCTGGAAGGGTTGCTGGGCTTCGCCAATGCCACGGGTTTGGTAGCTGAACCCATCCTCAATAGCCTGCCCAAACATAATAGGTAAGCGGTCATAAGGAGATTCTATAGGCTGTGCGTAAATTAGAATATTCTCGTTTACGATTTGGAGCTTCCAGATTTGAGGGGTGTTAACTTCAGGGACTACTATGCCGTGCTCTTTAGGGATAATGCGGCAGTATAAGGTAGCCACTTCATACATATTAGCGTAGCCTGGGTATAAGCCAGGAGATTGATTACTACCTTCTAACCATTCTAAGTAAGTGCTGCCTCGTGCATAGGAGGCACTGTCTACATACTTACTAACCTGCGGCTTATCTACATATGTAATAGGAGCACCTGCGGATGAGATGCTGCCTTCATTGACGCTTCCAGAAGCTAATGCGCTAATGCCTGCCTTATTATTCAAGGCTAGTTTAACATTCATGTGCTTCTGGTCACGGCTATACCTATTAAGTAAACGCTTCAACTCAATACGAGACATCAACTCCACATAACCGCCGTACTCACCTTGCTCAGCTACATCAGCGGGGGCTACTCTATAATCCCAAATAGCATTGTAAGGGTCTAGCCTTCTTATCTTGGTTAGCTTCTGGCTAGTGGATAGCCCCTCTCTATCACTACCTTCAAAAGACTTAGACAAGGACTTGCTAAACTCCTCCACATCTCCCCATATGCCTTCCATAGCGCAGAAGTTGTACTTAGCAGCGTCTCTGAATAGGAGTTGTAACTGGCGAGCGTATCTACCCTTAACAGCATGACTATCCACAATACTCTCGAACTTCTCAGCCATTACCTTAGATTGGCTATTCGACACTACTGGGAACATGGGGTATCCACTAAGGAACACATCCACTAAATAGGCTACTACACTGTCCACCTGACTAGCGATAATAGGAATCTGCACATCAGAGACTGGTAACAATTTCTGAAGGTCAACTGCATTAAGAGGCAAGGCATCCTTAGACTGCACTGCCTTATAGCAGGCATATGCAATATCCACGCTAGCTAACTTATCAGAAAACTGCGTGAATCTACGCTTAGCCTCCAATACGGAAGTGGCGTATCTAATCAGACTATCCTGTGACTTCTTACTTAATACTAATGCGTTAGCCATACTATCCCCTAATCTAAGAAACTGTTATTATCCATTACATGCACATGCGCGTGATTATCACGGCTATCATCAAATCTGTCAACTACTAAATCCTGGTACTCATTCCTAACATCCAACCCATAGGCACAAGCATCTAGTATATCATCAGTGTTATCCTTACGCTCCACCTTAAATGCTAAGGCTTGGAACATTACCATGTTCCTCACCTTAGGGGCTATACTATAATGCCCTTCAAGCACCGCTTTAATCCAAGCCCTGATTCTGCTAGTCTTATTACGCCTGTGAGGCTTAACCTCGACTACCGTAACCCCAACCGTATTACCTACCCTTAAAGCTTCCTCGATATGCCATTTTAAGGACTGCTGGTAAGCTACCGTCTCAACAAACACATGAGACACCTTACCTTCCTCTGCCATAGATAACGCATTACTTATACATACTCCAGGGTTCATTACCTTAGCTATAATCTTCTCTACCCTATAATGCATGGGTGCATAGATATGATGCAGGGCTATAACAGTATCGTCACTGTCCGCCCTGTAGCCACTAGGGTCAATCGTTATAAAGCTCCCAATAGCCTCCTCACCATCCATTATTGGAGTATCAGGTAGCTTACCCTCAGGTAACAAACTCAACTTCCCACCTACAGGTATGTTCATTACCTCACTATACCATACATCGCCTAGCCCTAAGCTATTATCATGCTTATACTCATCTATCAACTGCTTAACGGTAAACATCTCAGGCCATAAGGTAGTCCAGTCTGCTAGGATAGCACCGATAACAAAACTCTGCCACTGCTTGTGCAGCTTAAGCTGATTAAGCACGCAGTCCTCATTATACATATTACCAATGTATATCAATAACGCACGCTGCATGTCCCTACACTTCAACAAAGTACCTGTAAGCCACTCTAACAACGCCTTATTCTCAACCTCGCTCTTAGCGCATTCCTTAGTCTGAATATCATCCATGATGATAACATCAGGTCGAGTGTTAAGGATATTAAGCCCACGCACGCTAGTGCCTGCACCTAACGCTGCCAGTACCACCTCCTTGCCATTAAACTTGCCTCTTTTTAATCCTTTAGTATCCCGCACTAACCCACTCTTCCAGTTACCCCATACCTTTAACACATTATAACCAGACAACATATAATCTACATCATCCATCATATTATAACTGTGAGGCTCCGTGGAGCATACCATTAGAATGAAGTGGGCTCTACCGTACAACACCAACCAGCAAATTAATAGCTTGATAAACGCCGTCTTGGCGTGTCCACGGGGCAGTCCTAACGCAAACCTAAACACCTTACTCTCATCCATCTTTAGCGTTGTAAACAACTGCCATAGGTTATGATAGTAAGGCGGATACTTGACTAGCGGTATGCCTGTAAGCATAAGCGCAGCGAACATGTCCAAATCTGTAGCACATCTTTCCCTTATGTCACTTACGCTAAGGGTTACTTGCTCTTGTTGCCCAGTGCGCGAGCAAGCTGTTGGATTCTCAACTGATTTAATCTTGGCATAATCGTCTCCTTTGTTACTCATCAGCGAGTCTACTCTCAATAGCCTTTGGGGTCAAGGCTTGCATACTCCGCCCACCGACCTCAATTACCTCGTTCCTAGCGTTAGTCTCAATGCTTAACCCAGTTAATACATGAGCTGGTAGGCTAATAGTCACCGTCCCTTCTCCTCCTCCGCCTCCCCCATTGCCAATCCCGCCACTACCCCTATTAGGATTATTCTTACTAACCACATCTAACGCCCTAGTCAACTCACTCATGTCAGCAGTACCCATCCTAGCCCTAATACCATCCAGCAACCCTACCTCTAACTTATCAAACTTACCTCTTCTCTCCACCTCTAGCCCAACTCTCGAACCTTTAACCTCCCCCACCCTCCGCTTAACCTCATCCTTCTTACCCAACTGACTAATATAACCTAAACTAAACCCTGTAGCATCAGCTACCTGCTTAGCACTGCACCCACTCCCCAACAACTCAGCTACCCTCTCCTGCTGCGGACTTAACTCCTTATCTACGCTATTCAACTCCTGCATGTTAGCTCCTTTAAGTTGCTAGGTTAGATTACCTTATATTTTTTTTTAGATTTTTTTTATAGCCTCCCTTAATATGCGAGAGCTTCTAATGTTAAAAAAGCCCCTAGGGGGGTAGGGGGGATGTAGGTCAGCATGACTTATTAAAAAATTTTATACCCCCTCAGGCATCAGCTAGAGGGGCAAGGGGATAATATAAAGGTAAGGGATAAGAAAAAAGGGCGAAGGTTTAGGGGTTATTAAGTCCTAAAGCCTTCGCCCTGTTTGGTTGGTGCTAGTTGGTGCTAAGTGCTAGCGCCTACCATTCTGTATCGTCTTCTGAAGTTTCAATGGCGGCTGTAAGTTTTGCCATCGGTGCGGCGATAGCTTCTAAAGCTTCGTCATCGAGTGCAGCTTGTAAGGCTTCCATGATAGCGGAAATACGCGCTTTGACTGATGCTGATGCGACTGATAAGCCAACGGGGTTTGATACTAGCTTGCGGACTTTGTCGCAGCCGCTCGCGCTCATGTTGGACTTGGAAGCCACTTCTACCAATAATGAGACGCAGGTGCGAAAAGCTTCAAGCCCAGCGGCATTGGAGGTGCGCGATTCTTCTGCCTGCTGCTTCATTTCTAAGAGCATAGCTGGCGTGATTGCTTCGCCGTTATATTGTGCGGTCGCGTCACGGTTGATGCAGTTCCGCAAGCGTGAGGTTGCGCCTAGATGGTAGCATTCAGCCACGAAGGTTTGCATTTCTTCGTCAGCGGTAGTGATGAGGGAAGAGATGTCGGCGGCGGCTAGGTTGGCGTACTGCGCGGA